ACAATTGCTACAGGAGGAGCAACAGCCGCTACTTTCAATGCTGATCAAACCACAACATTTAGTGGTGCAGGAACTTTTGCAGGAATTGTCACAGCTACCAGTGTAACAGCGAACGACTTTACATCAAATGGTTCTAATGCAGATATTACAATAGCACCTCAAGGTACAGGCGATATTAATCTGACAGCGGGTGCTGATGTAAACATTCCGTCAGGAATTGGCTTGACCTTTGGGGACGATGCCGAAAAAATAGAAGGTGATGGCACTGACTTAACTATAAGTGGTAATAATATAAATTTAACAGCAGTAGCAGATGTAAACATTCCATCAGGTGTTGGATTAACTTTTGCCACAGCAGAAAAAATAGAATCAGATGGAACTGATTTGACAATAACCGTTGGATCAAATGGAGATATAAACATACCTGCCAATATAGGTTTAACATTTGGCAATGATGGTGAAAAGATTGAAGGTGATGGCACAGACTTAACTATTACAGGTAACCTTATTAATCTTACAGCCGCAACGGCAGTGGTTGTGCCAAGTGGCATACCATTACGTTTTGTTGATGACAACGAAAAAATTACTTCCGATGGCACAGACCTAACAATAAATTCAGGTGCTGATATAAATTTAACGGCGACAGCTGATGTAAACATACCTGCCAATGTTGGAATAACATTTGGAAATGATGCAGAAAAAATTGAAGGTGACGGAACAGATTTAACAATTTCAGGCAACAACATCAAACTTACTGCCGCAACAGATGTTATAATTCCAACGAATGTTGGCTTACACTTTACTGATGCAAATGAAAAAATAGAGTCGGATGGATCAAAATTAACAATTACATCAGGCGGAACTGCTTTTGCTTTACCTACATCAGATGGAGATGCAGGTGACTTTTTAAAAACAGACGGAGCAGGTACACTATCGTTTGGTAGTGCTGTCACAGCCGCCTCAGATGATACACGGGCAGTTGTAAAAACAAATAAATCAGTCGGTACATCCGCAAGAACAATAGATTTTTTCCAGGCATCAGGTACAGATGCGGCTTTTTACTTTATGGCTCTTAATGACTTAACAAATGACCATACCAGTGCCTCAGTATTCACCGTTTGTCATAATGACAGTGACGCATTTATTTCAGGTCCACGTGGTGGCTCTTCAGGAACAGCAAACACTTTACCTAGTACTGAAGCTGATATAAGCAGTAATCAAGTTCGAGTAAAAATTGTGGCACCAAGTGCAGATTCAAAAATCAGTTATTACAAAATTCCATTGTCAAGAGCTAACACAGCAAACGCAACTTCTGGAGTTACAGTGACAACAGCAAACACAGATGTAGACTCAGCCACAGAAAGCATAGATACATTTGCTCATGCATCATTTAGAGCGGCAAAGTATTTTATTATAATAGACGACAACGCTAAAACAGAAACTGGAGTCACAGAAGCATTAGTAGTACATGATGGAACAGACGCCTTTGTTGCTCAATATGGCACAATTAACACAGGTAATAATGATATGATTACTTTGACTGCGGCAATAGATGGATCTAATGTTGTGCTAAGTGCCGCAGGTTTGACCTCAAATTTATCATTAAAAATACATAAAACATTATTATCAGATAGTATGACAGCTGTGAGTAATTCTAATCAAAAAATTATAGGTGCCACAACAATTAGTTCAAGTGCGACTGCATTTGACAGCTTTGATATGGATGACAACAATGCCGCACTGTATTACATTGTAGGTAAAAATGCTTCAGAAGGTGAATTCAGTGTGCAAGAAGTTTACATGACTGGTGCACCGGGAGAAGCTGGAGTATCTGCTGGACCATTTGTGTCAACCAAATCCACAACACAACTTACATTTACAGCGGCATATCTGGCTGATGAAGACAACAGTGTTGGACTTAGTATTGCATCAACTTCAGGTGCATCTACAGTTGTCAATGCGTATAGAATAAACGCTTTAGCAGAATAAACTTACCAAATTCACATAAATACTGCATATTAACAATCATGCGGGAGATATGGAACCATGACAACACGTAACTTTAGAGTTAATAATGGATTAGAGGTCGGAGATATTGTAATCTCTGCGAATGCTAATACCATTACAGGCGGATCAACAGCGGCGCCAAATGCTGATGGTCAATTTGCCAACAAAAAATTTGTCGACGACAAGGCAAGTTTGACTGTATTGAACACCAGTGTGGCAGTAGCAGACACAGGTTCAAACGGAACAATCACTAACACAGCAGACGGCGGTGCTGTATTAGCTCAAACAGCATCAACTACAACAATCACAGCATCAGGTGCAATCAACCTTACAGCAGGAACAGACGTGGTAGTGCCTGCAAACATAGGAGTCACATTTGGTTCAGGTGAGAAGATTGAGGGTGACGACACAGACCTAACAGTCACTTCAGGTGGTGCAATCAACTTGACAGCCACAACTGATGTAGTAATACCTGCTGACGTAGGAATAACATTTGGCTCAGGTGAAAAGATAGAAGGAGACAGCACAGACCTTACTGTTACTTCAGGCGCAAAAATTAATCTAAATGCAACATCAGATGTACACATTCCAAAAAACGTAGGAATAGTTTTTGATGACAACGCAAGTGAGAAGATTGAATCAAATGACACCAACCTAACAATTAATTCGGGAGCATTGATCAATCTTACAGCAACTACTGATGTTGTTATTCCACAAGACGTTGGTTTGCAATTTACAGATGCTAATGAAAAGATTGAGTCCAACGGTACAGCTTTAACAATCAATTCAGGTGAAGACATCAATTTAACATGTGCATCAGGAGATGTAAACATTCCAGCAGACATTGGTTTGACATTTGGTGATGACGGTGAAAAGATTGAAGGAAATGGTACTAACTTGACTGTTTCTTCGTCAGGTGATATGACATTGACAGCAACTGGTCAAGTGATTGTAACAAACAATATGAGAGTATCAGGAGACTTAACAGTTGATGGTACTGAAACAATCGTAAACACAACTACACTAGAAATTGAAGACAACATTATTGTTGTTAACAGAAACGTATCAGCAAACTCTGGTATGCCAGATTATTCAGGACTGAAAGTTAATAGAGGATCAACATCTTCTGCAACTGAAACTGACCTATTTTGGTGTTGGGATGAAGGATTTGCAGATGACGGAACAACAATTTTTGGTAATGCAGGTGGTGCTTGGACAGCATTTAGAGCATCCACAGGTGCAGATAACACAGTGGCAACACCAACAAGAACAGAAACAGATCTTGTTGACGTAAGATGTAATGTGATCCACGCAACAGCAACAGCGGCGCAATACGCGGACGTTGCGGAGCGTTTTGAAGCAGACGCTCCTATGTCAGAAGGTGCTGTAGTCACAGTAGGTGGTGAAGCAGAAATAACTGAAGTAACAAGTGAACTATCAGACAATGTGTTTGGTGTTATATCCACTCAACCAGCTTATGCCATGAACGCAGGTGCAGGTAGCTCAGACACTCATCCATACGTAGCAATGACTGGTAGAACGCCAGTTAGAGTTACTGGATTAGTTACAAAAGGCCAAAGACTTGTATCAAGTTCTATTAAGGGTACAGCTAGAGCACTAGCAACTGGAGAGTCAATTAGTCCTTTCCATGTTATTGGAAGAGCCCTAGAAGACAAAACTGATACATCAATTGGCTTGGTTAATTGTGCAGTGAGAACAAACAACTAATAAATAATTTTACTTTTTAGTAGATAAAAGGCGGCTTTCGGGTCGCCTTTTTTTTACACAATCAAATCTAAAATAGTTTGTAATTTTCCTTTGATGCTTTTATTGTTTAATGTATTTTTCAGTCCACCGTGCAAATTTTTTGGCCAGCATTCAAATGCACACCAACAATAACCTGAATGTTCTTTGTTAAGCTTAGGAATAAATTCACCATCAACAGCAATAAGATATGTGTGAAAGAAAAACTTTTGATCGTTACTTGTGAATAATTCTAGTGGAATAACCTTTTTCATCATTGGTGTATCACCGACTTCTTCTTCAATTTCTCTTTTCAATCCTTCAAAAGCTGATTCAGAAAAACGTGCCATACCGCCCACGAGACCCCATGTGCCACGTGTTTTTTCATCGGTTCTTTGTAAAAATAAAAAACGTTTTGTGCTTGTAGAATAGAACAATGCTCCTGAACAAATTATATTTTCTTTCATAATTTATTATAACAATTTAATAGATTAAAATCAAGGCGTCTGTGCATCTTGGCCAGGATCGCCTTGGACAAATCCGCCGTCTAACACTATAGTCCAATTACCTTGAGTATACACGCCTTCATAACTTTTTACCCATTCTGTACCATTGAACTTGTATTGTATACCAGTGTGCGTGTTGGTAACATAGTGTTGAGTAGAGTCAGGGTTAGATGCATCAAACCTTTTTTGCCATCTTGTTTGTGGACTATTAGTAGCTACATATTCAATTATGTCTCCAACACCAGCAACTAGAGTCCCCCAGTTATCACTTGTAAAGTTAGCAGTTGAATCTCCAACATCATTGATTATCAAATATCTGTCACCATTTGCAGGCGAGCCAATATCAAATGTTGCAGGATTTATAATTTTTTTTACTGCGGTTAATGTATTAGCAGGTATTGTGTCAGTATCAATATTAAAAAGTAATATAGTATCATCCAAAGTTGTAGTTGATATTGTTCCAACAACTTGATTGCCATCTGATTGTGTTAATCTTATCTGTGATGTGCCATTAACCACTTTTCCATATTGGTCTAATAAAATTTTCCAATTTACAGGTGGGCCAAAGGTTTCAAAAGGATCAAAATTATTAGGTTCATTTGCTCCTGTTTGAAATCCATCCCCTCCGGTGCCAATTCCTGCAGGATCTGTGCTAGTCACATTCGTGCCAGTGGTACCTAATAATCGCAACTGATTACCTGTAACCAATAATCCAAAATTATTTGGCGTAATAAAGCTTTGTGATATTAGTGGGCCACTTATTAATCCTTTGTTTATACCACCATTATCGTCGTATATACTCATAATAATCTTTTGTATGACTCCTAATTTTTTAACTTTTACTGGAGGAGACAACCAAATTGGCATACTAAAAGTCATTGTTGCAACATCTATTTCAGTATCAGCTCCTACAGGAATTGATCTAGAACTAAAAGTTATACCTGTTAGTTCAACATAACTTAAACTTGTCCAGTCAATGTAGTTGTCTGATTTTTGTATTTCAAAATCTGGATTGAACAAATATAAAATTTGTTCTAAAATTTGTAATTTTTGATCTGTGTTAGAACTATAGATGTCGGCTGTAACTTCAAGTCTAAACGGTGAAGGCATCACTTTCTCAACTGTGTATCCTGCACCTAATTTATTACTATAAGTTCCGTCATCTAAAACATCTCTTTCACGTAAATGTTGTTTTTCTATGTGATAAGGATTTTGCATACGATCTCTGTCGTAGTTAAGTTCTCTAATATAGCAAGCAATTTTTGGTGCATAGTTCATAGCATTTTCACTGTTGTTTTTTATTATGTTAGCTACTTGTCTTGTAGGATCTCCGTATACCACTGGCACTGCACGTAAAGCTACAGCATTTGTTTTTTCATCCTTACCAACTTCAACACTGAAATTACTCAATATTCTAATAAATTGTGTTAAAAATTTTCTAACTTGTCCTTCGTAAAAATGTAACATTAATTGTCAGCCTTTGGTTTCAATGCATTAGTTAGTGTTTGTCGTTGTTCAACAGTGAGCCCATTGATTGTTGTAGACGCAGTGTTATTAGTAAATCCAGTTTTAAACGTAGCTCGTGTGTCGTTGTTAGTTGACGTAATACGCACACTATCTTCAATCTTCACCCATCTATTACCATCATATCTAAATAATCTATTTGGCAAGTAATCTGTTCTTAAAAAATAATCACCTTTGTCAATATTACTGCTAGGAAATGATGTGCCAAACCCAGCTGGGTGTCCATTAGGAGCAACACCATCGCCGTCAAGATAAAAGCCATAGTGTGATGAAGCAGGAGTATCAATTGTCGCATTAATAGATACATCAGAACTTACACGTTGATCAGAATTAATATTTTTAGTTCGTATATTTCCTCTTTCATCAATAGGAGCAACATAATATTGTTTGTAATTAAATCCAGATTTAGGTGCATCTTCTTCTGCCTGTGCAACAATTTGATCATTAATTGTTTTTTCTCTGTTGAAGGTAGACATGTAGCTAGCTAAAGATCCTGTAGTAGTTGCATCACCTATTATATCTCTGTATTCTTGTGAGTCTACTAGTGATTTAAGTTTGAGTCTTAATAGGTGTGGCCAGTATGTTTGTGAAAATCCTTCTGCTGCTCTGTTGACGTCTTCAACTACATAATATCTTTTAAGGGCAATTGGTATTGTTTCGTCTAAACTAAAATCATCTTTGAGATGAGGGAACTCAATTACATCTCCACTTAATGGTTTTCTGCCTAATCTCTCTACTGTATCGTTCAAATGCACTGTGCAAAATAAGGTGTCATTTTGTAAGAACATACCAAACTGTGACAAGTTGAAATCAATGTCCTGCACGTTGTATATTCCTCTAATAGTATAGAC